AGAAGTTTATCTACAGCTTTACAAAACCAGGTATCAGCAACTGCAACCAAAACAGCTTTCCTGGTTGAATTAAATTTATCAACAGTAATTAGGCTTACAGATTGGTACACAAATGTTACTTATAATTCTAATTCTTATGAGGCTGGTGGATCTTTTTTAACAGTAGATTCAACAACTGAAACAGGCCAGCTGCAAGTAAACGAAATCAATATTAGTTTTTCAAATATTACAGATCAAGTTAGATCCCTGGTGCAAAGCGGAGCATTTACAGATAAAACAGCTGAAATTTATTTGGCTTACTTTGATGCCAATGAGGATATTGTTGGAGCAATTAACTTTTTTACAGGCCAGATAAGAAATGTCTCTATTAATGAATCAATAGAAAGTTCAACCCTAAACATGATTGTTGCAAGTCATTGGGCTAATTGGAATTTGACTAAAGGCAGACATTATTCAGATGAATCACAGCAATCTTTTAGTTCTGGTGATAGAGGCATGGAATTTGCTGGCCAGGTTAAAGAAGATGTTAGGTGGGGTATGTAATGTCATTCTTTACTGCTGTTGGTGAATTTTTTAAAGCTGCTTTCCATGCCTTCATGGAAGCCAAGCTAATAACACAAATTCAAATAACTTTGACAGCTGCAACCCTGGCTGTTGGGGTAAAAGGTTTTATGCAAGCAAGAAATATGTTGGCCAAGGGCCAGGACATACTTGCTAACAAAACCTCTATGGGCGGAAAGATAGGCATCATCTACGGAACAAGAAGGGTGGGTGCACAAATTATTTACATGGATGTAAATGCAAACGATTCCAGAGATATGTATGTTGTTTATGCTTTATCAGTTGGCGAATGTGATGAGATATTAGGCAGAACCATAGAATTAGACGGCAACCCATTAACCGATTCAGCAAGATTCCATGATGGCGGTTATATAGGATCAGATAAAATATCTTCTGGCTCTGGATCTCTGAATACAGTTTCACAAAATGGAACAAATAGCTTAAATCTTGCTGGTGGCACTTTTGGAACAGATCCAACAGCAAAATATAGATATGTAATGAATTTACATCATGGGGCCGCATCGCAAACAGCAGATCCTATGTTAGTTGCATCCATGTCTAACTGGACTTCAGCACATAGGCTAGATGGTATCTGTTACATAGCGGCCCATTATGGTTATGACAAAGAAGGAATGTGGCGAGGGGTGCCACAGCTAACAGTGCAAGTAAGAGGCAAAAAAGTTTTTGATCCCAGGGATAACACTCAAACATTTGGCACTGTTTCTACTTACAAACATTCAGACAATCCAGCTTTATGCTTTCTTGATTACATTACCAATGATGAGTATGGCAAGGGCCTAACATCTAGCCAAATTAATATGTCAACTTTTACAGCAGCTGCAAATGTTTGTGATACCCAGGTAGATCAACCATATTTTAATGGGTCTGCTAAAAGTGTTACATGGGAAGGAACAGCAGGAAATAATTTTATTAATATAACTGGCACTAATGCAAATGAAGTTTGGTGGCAAAACAAAGTTGGTGAGTTAATGGATTTAGAGGATGCGGTTGGTAACGCTATTTTAAATTCTGCTGTAATTGAAGATGTACAAAGAACACACTTTTATGATTCTAGTGAAAATTACGCTGTTTATTTTAAAGACACATTAGGATCCACTTATTCATCACAAAACGGACAATCATTATTAAAAGTTAAAAGATTTCACTGCAATGGTTATATAGATGCAAATAAGAATGTCATGGACAATGCTAAAGAACTCCTGGCAAATATGCGAGGCATATTCTTATATATAGATGGCAAATATGAATTATCTATAGAAGATACAGGCTCATCAACATTTAGCATAACTGATAATCACATTATTGCTGAATCTGGTATATCTGTTGATTACGGCAACAAAGACAAAAAGGCCAATAAAGTTATAGTTGAATTTTTTAATGCCAATAAAAAATACGAATTAGACACAGCAACAGTTTTACATGATGCTACGCCATTTACAGCGGATGATGGTGGGGAAGTGTTAGAGGTAAAAGCTGAGTTTCCCTTAATATCAGATCCATACATTGCCTATAACATGGCCAAGGCAATTTTAACCAGGAGCAGAAATCAAATAGCAATGCAGTTTCTTGGTACTCCAGAAATGTATAAATTAAATATAGGAGACATTGTAGATTTAACTTATGCAGGCCTTGGATTTAATGGCAAAGTTTGTAGAGTTGAGGCCCTGGAATTACAAACCAACGGATTGGTTGCTGTTAGCTTAATTGAATATTTTGATGTTTATACCTGGGAAGTTCCGCCACAAGAAGCAGTTGAAGAATTAGCAGATTTACCTTCAGCTTTTGCTGTTAAGGCACCAACTGGTTTAGCTTTTACAGATAGCGGATCCAGTCCAACCGCCAGGCCTTTTTTATCCTGGAATGAGCCAACAGATTTTCCAGATCATACTTTTAGAGTAAATATTGTTGATAGTTCTGGAAATCAATTAACTAATAAAATAGTAGATGTTAACAATGCAGATCTAAATTATTTACCCAAAGGAAATAACTATGTTGCTAGTGTAAGTTCAATTAATACTTTAGGCGTTGAATCTGATGCAGCAACACTTACATTCAGCATAACCACAGAGCCAGTTAATACAGCTGACATAAAAGATGATGCTGTTACTTTATCAAAGGCTGGAGCAGATCTAGTTGCTGCAATAAACTCTGGAAGTGCGAGTGCAACAGAATTAATTAAAGCAACTTCAGCACCTAGCACTAGGTCAAGCGGTGATGCTTTGCAGGCCCAGGACTTATGGGCGGACACAAATGATAACAATCAAATCTATGTAAGAAATGCAGCTAACAATGGCTGGGAAAAGGCCAGAGATTCATCGCTTGTAACTTTATATAATTCTCTTAACTCAACAGTTGGCACCAACACCACAAACATTGCTACAGCACAGGGAGATATAGTTACGCTAACAACAGACACAGCGGCCAATGCTTCATCTATAAGCAGTTTAACATCAACAGTTAACAGCAATACTTCAGCCATAAGTTCTGAGCAAACAACCAGAGCCAATGCAGATACAGCTTTAGCGGCTGATATAACTTCATTAACATCTACAGTAAATGGTGTTTCTTCCTCGGTAACTACAAATGCAACAGCTATAACTGGCATCAATAATAACGCCTCAGCTGGTTATGTATTAAAGGTTAATGCTAATGGCAAGGTTGCACAAATGGTTTTAGGCTCTAATGCTTCTTCTGGATCTGGTGCATCAAGCATTGTTTCTTTTTTGGCTGATACTTTTAAAATTGATAATGGTTCTGGATCTAGCGTAAGCCCATTTTTAGTTAGTGGCGGATCTGTGTTTATAGACAATGCCAGGATAAACAATCTATCTGGAACAAAGATTGATGTTGATACTTTAGCTGTTAAATATTTTGCCGATGTAACCAGTAAAATTTATAACCACGATAATACAGCAGTTCCTTTAACCAGGGTTGGATCTAATTACATTGCTTCAGCAAATACTGGATCAAGCGGCACTCATACCTGTGCACCAGTTAGCATTACCAATTGCAGATCTGGTGGATCTTTTGTTGCATATGTCCAGGGCATTCTAGGTAATGTTGCAAACATGGTGGTTGAATATTCTACCGATGGATCTAGTTATTCAAATGCAACAGGCCAGGTATTTACAATCTCTGCTGGTACTTACAGGGGTTATACGCTTTTATACAATGGATCTTTAACTTTTGCTTCTGGTGCAAGCACGGCTTATTTTAGAGTTAAGTTTGTTGGTAATCAAAACTACACTCAAATTGGCCTAACTGTAACTGTAGATAATACAAATTAAAAATATATATGCGAAAAGAACCTAATAAAAGTAAAATTTATAAACAACAAAAGGGTGGCTAATGGCTCAACATGATTACGACTTAATAAATCAATCTGGAGAAAATTTCAGAACTGATTTAAACAATGCACTTGATGCAATTGTTTCTAATAACTCTGGAGCCACAGAGCCAGCAACTATGTTTGCCTATGAATTGTGGGTAGATACTAGCAATTCAGTTATGAAGATCCGCAACAGCGGAAACGATGCCTGGATAACTTTGCCTTGGAGCATCACAGCTGATAACACAGTTGATATAAATGGCGGAACAATTAATGGCATAACCAGCTTATCTTTTAGCAGTGGATCCACAGTTGCATCTATTTTAGATGAAGATAATTTAAGTTCAGATAGTGCAACAGCTTTAGCAACTCAACAATCAAT